ATGACAACCACTTCCATTCCAATCACCTTGTAGTGGTTTTGGATGAAAATTTACACCAATACTATATTTTTCACATATACGTGTAATTAAAAATCTACTCGTCCATAATTGATCTCCTGCATCTATTCCTTCACAGGGACCAACTTGAAATTCCCATTGAGAAGGTGCTACTTCAGCATTTATACCAGAAATGTTTAAACCACAATATATTGCTAAAAATAAAAATTCTTCTAAAATTTGTCTACCAATATTATTTTCGCTTCCAATAGAGCAATAATAAGGACCTTGCGGTTTTCTATTTTCATTTTCAGCAAAAGCAATTGGTACAGTATTACTTGTATCTGTAAAAAAAAATTCTTGTTCTATACCATACCAAGGTTTTTCTTCTTTTTTTTGATTAAATAATGTAAGTGCTTTTCTTCTAGAATTAGAAGCGTGTCCTTTTCCTGTTTTAGAATCAATAGTTTCACATAATACTAATTTATGATGCATTCCTCTAAATGGATCTTTATAAACAGCAACAGGTTTTAATTCTACTTCACTATCAGTACCTACTGCTTGATTAGTACTGCTTCCATCAAAATTCCATATTGGAAATTGTTCTGGTTTTTCATAATTTTTACCATCTAAAACTTTTGTTTTAGATCTAATATCTGTTTTCGAACCACCAATCCAAATATATTCTGCGAATGTTATATGTTCGAAATCTTTTAATTCTTTTTCAATTGAATTCATATTATTTATAATAATAATTTATAAATAAAATTAAAAATTAAAACTCGGCGTCTAAATTAAATTCCATATTTTTATTTTCTACACCTACTCCAGTTAAACTATATTCTCCTACTCTTTTTTCAAAAAAATTAGTTTTACCTTCTAAAGAAATCATTTCCATAAAAGGAAATGGATTTTTACTGTTATATACTCGTTTATATCCAAGTTGAACTATTAATCTGTCAGCCACAAATTCTATATATTCTATCATCAAGTCACGATTCATTCCAATTAAATTACAAGGTAAACTTTCAGTTATAAATTCTTTTTCTATATTTACAGCATCACAAATAATTTTTTCTATTTCTTCTTGTTTTAATTTATTTACAATATATCCATATAATAAAACTGCAAAATCAGTATGTAAACCTTCGTCACGACTAATTAATTCATTACTAAATGTTAAACCAGGCATTAATCCTCTATTTTTTAACCAAAATATAGCACAAAAACTTCCAGAAAAAAATATACCTTCAACAGCAGCAAAAGCAATTAATCTTTTTGAAAAAATTGTATCACTACTAATCCATTTTTGTGCCCATTTTGCTTTTATTCTAACACAAGGAATAGTGTCTATAGCGTTAAATAATTTTGTTTTTTCTTCTTTATCTTTAACGTAACTATCAATGAGAAGACTATATGTTTCAGAATGAATATTTTCCATCATTAATTGAAAACCATAAAAGCATCTTGCTTCTGGTATTTGAACTTCACTCATAAATCTTTTTGCTAAATTTTCTAATACAATTCCATCACTTCCGGCAAAAAATGCTAAAATATTTTTAATAAAATATTTTTCATTATCATTTAATTTTTCCCAATCAATATAATCTTTACTTAAATCAATTTCTTCTGCTTTCCAAAAAACAGCTACTTGTTTTTTATACACATCCCATATATCAGCATATTTTATTGGGAAAAGAACAAAGCGTCCAGGATTTTCTCGTGTTAAAGGTTCTTCATTAGATGACATTATATATCCTATATTAATATTTTTTCTTTAAGTATTTTAAAAATAAAATTTTAACTACCACAAGCTTCGCATTCACTTTCCTCTTCGCTTTCCTGTGAATTTGAAGGAGCAATTGTAAATTTTTGTGTTGCAGCTTTTGCTTTTGTTCTTAAATAATATTGACCACATTTAAGTCCTTTATTCCAAGCATAAAAATGCATACTTGTTAATGTTTTAAAATCTGGGTTTTCAACAAATAAATTTAAACTTTGTGATTGACAAATAAAAGCACCTCTATCAGCAGCCATATCAATAATATCTTTCATCTTTAATTCCCATACAGTTTTATAAATTTCTTTAATATCATTTGGTATTTCATTTATATCTTGAATACTTCCGTTGTTACTTAAAATTCTATCTTTCATATTTTTATTCCAAATACCTAATGTTTGAAGATCATTTAATAAATGTTTATTAGCAACTATAAATTCTCCAGCAAGAACTCTTCTTACATAAAAATTACTTGTATATGGTTCAATTGCTTCATTATTACCCATAATTTGAGCTGTTGATGCTGTAGGCATAGGTGCTACTAATAAACTATTTCTTAAACCATATTTAATTATTTTTGATTTTAATTCATTCCATTTAGATTCATCTATACAAGAAGGTAGTACATTCCACATATCAAATTGTAAAATTCCTTGGCTTGCAGGAGAACCTTTAAAAGTAGAATATGGGCCTTCAATTTCAGCTAATTCACAACTTGATTCTAGTGCTGAATAATAAATTGTTTCAAATATATCTTTATTTAATTTTTTTGCTTTATCAGAAGTAAAAGGAAATCTCATCATTATAAAAACATCTGCTAAACCTTGAACTCCAATACCTATTGGACGGTGTCGCATATTACTTGTTTTTGTTTCTATTGTTGGATAAAAATTATGGTCTATTACTCTATTTAGATTTTTAGTTAAAACTTTTGTAACTTCATAAAGCTTATTAAAATCGAATTCTGTTTTATAAAATATTTCATTTATACTACCTACATATTTTGTCTTTTTTACAAAACTTGGGAGACATATACTTCCTAAATTACATACAGCAGTTTCTTCTGAATTACTATATTCTATTATTTCAGCACAAAGATTTGATGATTTAATAGTTCCTAAATTTTTTTGATTACTTTTTTGATTACAAGAGTCTTTATATAACATATACGGTGTTCCAGTTTCGATTTGACTTGATAATATTTCAAACCATAATTTTTGAGCTTTCATAGTTTTAATTGCTTTTCCTTCTTTTTCATATTTTTCATATAATTTATTAAATTCATCTCCATATACATCACTTAATCCTGGTGCACTATCAGGGCAAAATAAACTCCAATCTCCATTTTCTTTAGTTCTTTTCATAAATAAATCAGGAATCCATAAAGCATAAAATAATTCTCTTGCTCTCATTTCTTCATCTCCATGATTTTTTCTCATTTGTAAAAAATCTAATATATCACCATGCCAAGGTTCTAAATAAATTGCAAAACTTCCATTTCTTCTTCCTCCTTGATTAACATATTTAGCAGTTCTATTAAAAACTTGTAACATAGGTACAATTCCTGTTCCTTCACCATTTGTTCCTCTAATACGACTACCTTTTACTCTAATATTATGTATATGTAAACCAATTCCTCCAGCCCATTTACTTATTAAAGCACAATCTTTTAATGTAGAATAAATACCATCAATACTATCATCTTTCATTGCTAATAAAAAACAAGATGATAATTGAGGTCTTGGTGTACCGGCATTATATAATGTAGGTGTTGCATGAGTAAAATATTTATTTGAAATTAAATTATAACTTTCTATAACACTTTTTAAATCTTCAAAATGAATACCTATACATATTCTCATTATCATATGTTGTGGTCTTTCTATAACTTTATTATTAACTTTCATTAAATAACTTTTTTCAAGTGTTTTAAATCCAAAATAATCAAATAAATAATCTTTATCGTAATTTATAACACTATTTAATTTTTCCTTATTTGAAGAAACTACATTCCAAAATTCTTCACTAACTAAAGGTGAATCTTTTCCATTAATATCTTTATTATAATATAACGAACACATAGTTTCACTAAAACTTGGACTTGTATTTTTATGATGATTACTGATAATTATTCGACTTGCAAGTTCTCCATATTCTTTATTATCTATAACCATATTTGTACATACTTTAGCTGCTTCTGTGTCTAATTCACTTGTTTTTACTTTATCATAAATGCAACTACAAACTTTTTGACTTACAACAGCAGGGTCAACACTTAAATTACCTTCATCGCATAATTTTTTTATTCTTCTTAAAACTTTGTCAAAACTTACAGTTTCATATATTCCGGAACGCTTAATTACTCTCATCTTATTTAATATATGTATATTATATTTAAATAATTTTTCTATTTCTAAATTACGACAAATTTTATTTATATTAGATTTCGTATTTATAATAAAAATAAAATATTTTATATAATAAATGAATGTAAATTCAATATTGAAAAAATTAATGAGTTTGAAAGATAAACATATAAAAGAACCGTTAACAATTAATGAAATATCTTTAATTTGTAAAAAGGCATTATCAATATTAAAAGAAGAAAATTCATTATTAAAATTAGAAGCACCAATGATTGTATGTGGAGATATTCACGGACAATATTACGATTTATTACGAATATTTAATCATATTGGTCATCCTCCATCATTTAAATATTTAATGCTTGGAGATTATGTAGATAGAGGAAAATGGGGTATAGAAGTATTATGTTTTTTATTATGTTATAAAATTAATTATCCTGATAGAATATTTTTAACTCGTGGTAATCATGAATGTGAATTTGTTAATGAAAATTATGGGTTTAAGGATGAATGTATAAAACGTTATAATATAAATATATGGAATAAATTTGTATCTATATTTGATTGTTTACCAATTGCTGCTATTATAAATAATAGTATTTTTTGTGTTCATGCTGGTATTTCTCCAAAATTAAAAACTATATCACAAATAAATAAAATAAAGAGACCAATAAAAATACCTCAAACAGGACTATTATGTGATTTAATGTGGAGTGATCCAACAATAGATACTACTGATTTTATGGAAAGTGATAGAGGTGTAAGCTATTTATTTGGTTCAAATGTTCTTAATAAATTTATGAAAGATAATAAAATTGATTTAGTTATTAGAGCTCATGAAATGGTAGATGATGGTTTTAAATTTTTTGCAAATAAAAAATTAATTACTGTGTTTTCAGCACCTAATTATTGTAACGATGAAGATAATTCTGCTTGTGTTATTAAAATTACATCCGAATTAGAATGTAGTTTTATTATATTTAAACCTGTTAATAGTTTACAAACTATAAAACAAAAAGATAAAGTAAGAAAAAAATTGAAATCACAACCAAATACTAAAAAAGAAAAAAATACTGAAATTCCTATTTCTACTAACACTAATAATACTACTAAAGGACCACGAAGAAAAACAAAATCATTACCATCAAGACTTAAATAAATTTTTAATCACTATCATCATCTGTATCTATATTTATTAATAGAATTGGTTCTTTTTCTTTTCGAACTCTTTTTTTTGGTAATAAACATTCTGCTCCATTTTTTCTATGATATAAAACTTTTTCCCAAAATTTTTCAAAGTCTGGAAATCTTTTACGAAACCATTCGGGATTTCGAGTTATTCTTACACAACTATATTTTATTAATTTCCAATAGTTAGTTTGTTTATATTCAATATCATTATTTTGTTCTATTTTATCTAATGTATTTTTTAACCATGTTTTAAATTCATCATCACTACATCCAATATTACTATAATAAAATTCTAATTTCTCTATTATATTATTATATACTTCTACTACAATTCCTTTTTCCATACCATCTTCAGCAAATCCATTATTATCTGTATCAATATAAAAATCTTCTTCAAAAGTATATTCAGATAATTTACATTCTTCAAAATCACAGTAATCTAATTGGCAACATTCTAATTGTAATTGTACTTGTACCCAATAATAATGGGGGGGTATTCCAGTAATTTCTCTACTCATAGGACATTTAATTTCTAACATAACACCATTTTTGCTTATTCCATCAGGAGAAGCTCCTAAAAAAGATATTGTTGGATGAGGTAATAATCCAAATTCAACTATTTCACACTTATTTCTATATTCATATATTTTACAAGCTACATCTTCATATTTAACCCCCCACAAACAAGCAGAATTGGTTGTAAATGGAGGTCCTAAACCACATTTTTTTATAATTAAGTCTTTCATACTACTATATGGATTCTCATCTAAAGACTGTGCGCCGTCACTTGCAGTTAACATTCCCTCTCTCATTGTATACCAAGGTTCTGTTCTTTGTATAGGCATTTGTTTATTTAATTCATATAATTTATTAAACCTATTTTGTAATTCTATATTTTCTGTTTCAATAAATGGTTGATAATTATATTGTTTTTTACAATTAAAACATAATATTTGAAACTCATCCTCTCTATCTTTAATATTATTTTTATTACAACCAGGGCATATTTGCAGTTTTGAAAAAGTATCTGGAAATTCTAATACTGGTTTATTAAGACTTGATTGTTCAATTTTTATACTATAAGGGATAATTCTTTTTTTAATATCAATATTAAATATATTTTTTAACAAATAAAATTGTGTATCACGTGCAAGTTGTATTGGTATGTTTTCTCCATATATACTTTCAAACATTTCATAAACTAAATTAATAGCTTCTGAAATATCATGAGGATTTTCTACATTTATATTATGTATTAATGAATCAAAATATTCTTCTAATTCAGTATTCATATTATTTATTATATTATATTTATTTTTTAAATAATTTACTCTTCGTAAACTAATTCATCGATTGCTTTTTCAATTATTTCCTTTTTATTTTTTTTATTATTTTTTTTATTTTCTAATTTAAAATTTCCATTATCATCAATTACTAAATTTAATATTTTATTAATTTTAGCATTTTCAATATCATAATCTATAAGTGTTTTACTTGTTATTATTTTAAATTTTATTCCATCTATTAATACTTTTTTTAATTCATTTTTTTTATCATTATCAAGTTGGTTTATAATTGTATATTCACATACATATTTTTTTATTCTATTTATTTTTCCATATTCATCTAATTTTTGCCATGGTTTTTTAAATGGTTCTTCTATATTTGTAAATAATTCTTCTTCTGTGGTAGTTGGTTTTTTACATATAAAATCATTTGGATTTAAAAACTTTCCTGTTTTTTTAAAATTTTCTTGTGATAATTTACTTCTATAAACTTTAAGTTCATAGTCACCTTTTAATGGTTTGACCTCTTCTTGTGACATTTATAACTATATAATAGTTATTAATGTTTATACTTCTTTTATAAAAATATTATTATTATTATTTGTTTTACACCTTTGGAAATTTAAAACGCCCACTTAATTATATAAAAAAATAATATAAAGATATACAATCATTATTTAGTAAGCAATATGGTAATGAGGTTGTTTCCTTTATTTTTTAAAG